TTATTACTTCTTCTGTAATAGCATCCTTTACTTGATAATAAGTAGTAGATGGTAAATATTTTACATCAGTATAAGAATAACTGTTGGTATATGTTTTGAGAGGATATTTCTCTCTACCAAAAACTCGGATTTCAGGTTTACTTCCACGCTTGTATCTGGTCTTTAATCTTTTGAATGTTATATGAATATCATCAGCGGTAAGTTCTGTTAATGAGCCAGTTGAGAAAGAAGAATCATCCCAACCAATTCGTATTTTAGGCTGATATATTGTATGTGTTTCTTTCGAGAAAAACTTTATTTGTCCATAATCTTCAGTATCGTTTTCTAAAACCGAATCATGTTTTATAATAAATCCTTCATTTGGAATAGAACCACTTATCCATGAGTTTAGAGAAGTAATTACATTCATTTCAATATCAGAAGATTCATATGAAAAATTTTGAGATGAAGCTGAACCAGTGTACCAAGTTCCTCCCTTTCCATTAAAAGAGCCTGTTGTACCTGTAGCATAATCTGCAATCAGCCAATCTGTATTTGTAGTTCTTTTGTTCCAAGAAACACCATCTGTTGTAATATCATCGAAACGAGTTCCAATTCCCATATCCCAAGATTGAGAAACAGGATAAGCATAGATTGAATAATCAATTGGAATTTCATTTGATTCTACTTCTTTTAAAAGTAGTTCAGCAGAACTCATTGTTACATCACCACTAGCGATAGATGATGAAAGATTAGTTGTTTCAAACTTAATTAAAGTTCTAGCAGTATCTTTAAGATTCCCATAATAAGTTTTGGAAACTTCTAATACTTCATCTAACCCAGTGTTCTGAGTTGGTTGTTGTAAGTAAATCGTTGCATCTTTAGATGCTGTTATAAAGTAATACATTATAGAACTCTCCCTTTTATATCTTTATTAGGAAATTTAACCTCAAAGACCGATGGGTCTAAAGATGGATATACCATTTTCCCTTTTGTTGCATCTGATATATTATATGAATGTACAGAATAATTACCTAAACATTTATTTGTAATTTCGCATTTCGGTACTGATTGTACACCCTCTACACCAGCAATTGTTAGTTCAACTTCAGAAATATTAATAGGCATATTAAATGTCCAATTATCAATATTAAAATATTCTTTCAATTCAGATATACATTTTGCAAGAACTTCTCTTTTATTATATCCTCCATATGTTCTTATTTCAAAATCCACTCCAATATTAATAACAAAACCATCGATAATATTTACACCATCGGTTAGCATTCTAAATTCACTAATATAAGTTTTTAAGTTTTCTTTAACAGCTCTATTAAGTGTTGATAGATTTTTGTTAGAATTATATCCAAGTACATATAGATTTATTGCAAACGGATTATTCTTTTCACCAGGATTGTTTTTCTTACCACCTAAAAATCTTTTTATTTCATCTTTAATTTCCTGCTCAGTTGAATTACTTTCTTTAAGAGATTGTACCAATCCTGCAAACTCTTCTAATGACTCTGGGTTATTAAGTATAGATGATGGGGAATTGTTATCTAATTCACCATCTGGTGCACAATATGCCTTTGCAATACCACCATATTTTGGTGGTAATGCTAAAGCTCTTACTTGGTAATCTTTACGAGTTACTGCTCTGTTCTGAGAACCAAACATTGCGAGAGAATTTTCTCGTATTTCCTCAATCGTTTCTGCACCTCTACCACCTGTTGCTGGTTCTTCATTATCAACCGCAACTGAACTTTTAATTCTATTGTATAATTTTAAATCATCTCCCACAAAAGTTTTAACATCATCATCAAACTCAATTCTATCGATTGTTGTTAATTCACCTTTGGATACATTCGATTCAACCCCACCACCAACTAAATATCTCACAGTTAGTGTTGTGTTTGATGGGGCCTGTCCATACGATTTTGTAGATAAAAAATTAGATGGGTCAAATGATGCTCCCAATCTATCTATTGATGAATTTAATCCCAATCCAACATTTTTAAAGTTTGGTATAAGAGTTTCATCCGAAGAGGTTGAGTTACCACCACCAAAAATAATACTTGTTGTATTATCATCATTTCTTTTAGTAACAAATCTTCTTGAAGTTTTTAATAATTTTAAAATACTTGATACGGAATCTTTAAATTGATGTAAATCTTTATCCGTTTGAGTATCGTTAGCATAATCTACATATACCATCTCTTGTGCAAGATAAGGAACTTCATACCATTTATTTCCATTTGTATCTCGAACATCGTAAATATCAATTACATTTTTATCAGCAATATCAATTTTTGAAAATTTCTTAGGTGTAGTATATGTTACATTTATAGTTTTTAATGTAGCAGATATTGCCTTTACTTTCTTTTTAATAAGATATTGTGTAGGTTCGTTTGTAGATGGAGTTCTACTATAAACAGTAATTTCTCTATCAGTATCATCATTAAAATCTACCAATTCTGTTGTTCTAAACTTGGTATTTGTTTTAGATGAATTTATACCCATACCTTCTTTAATTCTAAGGTAGTATTCAGAATCAGGTCTAATATCAGCACCAGAACCAATTGCGGGTACTAATTGATATACAGTTAGTGTAACAATAGAAGGTGAAGTAACTTTTGGTTTATATCCTAAATAATTTGCAAGAGCTATTACATTTTGTTTATCTTCCGCATACATCATGAGTGATTCTTTTAAAGAATCATCTGTATAATAAGAAAGTATATCTCCAAGATAGGATGCCATTTCAATAAACATCATACCTGGGGATGCTTCATTAAAATCAGAATAAGTTTGTGGGAAATATGTTTTTGCGTATTCAAGTAAATTAGCTCTAAACTTAGAGAAATCTTTACTTAGATATTTTATATCCCTTCCCTTATTACTTTTTGTTGTTGCTGAATTTAATGCCATCTTTTATTATCCTTGTACTGTAAATGTTAATTCTTGTAAATCAATTTCCGAACCAACTGTAAATGTAAGATTCAAATTAGCTTGATTATTATCTCGTAACTCATTTGTAATCTCAACTTCAATATCTTTTATATCTATATATGGTAACCAAAACGATACACTATCTAAAATCGTTTTTTTAAGCAAATCTTCAAATCTTGCATCATCTATCTGTTCAAATAAAACACTATGTAATCCAGAACCAAAATTAGGTTGCATTACTCGTTCACCTTTCGCAGTTAATAATAAGTTTCTCAAATTTGTTTTTGCCTGTTCTACTGAAGTGAACGCTTGTTCAAAGAACCCAGTCTCACCTCTTTTTAAAGGTAGGGTAATACCGTATGCATAAGAATCAAATTCTTCTCCATCTTTTACTACTTTTCTACCAAGAACATATGCCATATTATTATTTCCTATTTAAAAAATTGTTGAAGCACTGCCATTATAATAACAATTCCCATTACTACTATAATCAATCCATCAACCATTATCTTTTAAACTTTTTTACAAGTTCAGAATTATCTCTATTTAGAATTCTATCTAAACCAGGCAATCCTGTTTGAACACCAAGTCCTGCTTTACTTGGTCCTTTTGTCATACTACCATAACCCATTTTCTGTGCCATCTGAGCTCTCATCATATCAGTACCACCCTGTGCACCTTGAGAGTTAAATGTTACAGTTTTATCCATACTTTCATTTACAGGTTGTTGGAATTTATCTAATACAGATTTTTGTTCCATACCACCTTTTCTTTGTGCAGATGTAAATGGTTGTGTGTTATTTAATACCTCATTTAAAACAGAATTTTTTGTAAACTGTCTTTTAGGTTGTTCTCTTTCTTCTTGTAAAACCTGTTCTGCCATTTGAAATGGGTCTACTTCTTCTTCCACGATTTGCGTGGAGGAAGCAGCAACACCCCCCTTCTCCTCCAATAGAGTTTTGACTCTACGATTAACCTCCTCTTCTAAAATCTTTGGAAAAGTTTTAGTAAGGAACGATTCATGCTTTTTAGCTACTTCAGCTTCTACAATAGTTTTGATAACTTTTACTAATTGTTTCGAATCCATTTTAATTTATTTTCTTTTATCTTAATATAAATATATTCTTTTGTTTTTTATAGTTGTTTAACCAGGAACAGTATATCCATTTGCCACTAAAACACCAGGTGCTATCGGTGGCGGTACTCCTGGATATTGTGAAACAGTAGTATATTGAAATACCAAAGTAGTTATGTGTGATTGCATAGAAGATATTAATAAATCCAAAAATAAAGAAGTATTATCAGTTGGTGTTAACGGCCCAACAGGTGTCCAACTACCTGGACTCATACACACAGCACTGACGGTTGTTATATTTACAACAGCTCCAGCCGCAGGAGTAATAGGAGGTGCACCAGGTTGAAGAAAAGCGGGTGACCAGTAAGCAAGTACCGCTTTTCCAATATCATCTATAAACGTATGCTTTCCTTCTCTTTTTGTTAACGCAATAGTACATGCGGTTGCAACCAATGTATTCATCGTAGGAACGTTACCACTTAATAATGGAATTAGATTTATTGTTTGAAATCCTCGTTTTATACAAGAATCATATTCAGTAGTTAGTTTAAGTGCAAAATCAGTATATGCCCCGATTCCATTTTGATTGGACATATAGTTTAACATATTTGCTTTAAGCGTTTGGAAAGACATTTTACTCCGTATAGTTTAACGTAGATAAAAATGTATCTAACTTTGATTTAATCTGATTAAAAGCTGGAGCGTTTGTTGGACCAGGTGATGTTGGACCTGCAGGTGTCATGAATATTTGTTTATTTATTTCATCAATTAGTTGTTCTAATAGTGATTTTAAAGTTTCACCTCGTACTAATGGCTCCGTTGTTTCTTCGGTATTTAAATAAATTTCACCAGCACCCCCAAGTATGTATGTATTAAAATCATTAGTAGTAATCCTAACATCTCCATTGAAATCCATATCAGCACCATCTAAGCCATTATCAATAGTAAGTTTACCATCGGATATGAATGAATACTGACCTTTAGAATAAAATATCATCTCAGA